TATTCTCAAAATATTGTTGGTAGAGAAGTTGATATTGTTGGAGATGGTACGGGTGCAAAAGTTATCATTGACACTGATAGTAATGGTAAAATAGTAAAAACAGTTGTTTCTTCGGGTGGTCAAGGTTACACTTATGGAATGGTTGATTTAGGACCACTTGGAAATAGTGGTGTTTCAGTTGGTAATTTTGCTAAATTAATACCAATTATTCCACCATCTAATGGACATGGTTTTGATTTATATAAGGAGTTGGGAACTGATAAAATTTTAGTTTATGCAAGATTTGATGATTCAACAAAAGATTTTCCAACAGATACTAAATTTGCACAAATTAGTATAATTAAGAATCCAACATCTATTGGATCTACATCTGTCTTTACTGCTAATGATTTTTCATCAGTCAATGCTATAAAGATTGTTTCACCAACTGGAACTCCAACTATTGGAGAAAAAATTAAACAAACTGTTACTGGTGGAACAGCTGAGGGATATATTGTTTCTTATGATACTGATACTAACGTAATTAAGTATTATCAAGATAGATCACTATTCTTTAATCAGACTAGTTCTGATCAAACAGACTATGTTGGAATTACAACTGGATCTAAAGTTTTGCAGTTTGAATCATCAGCAGAGAGTGTAATTGCACCTACAAGTGGATTTAATGCCACTGTAGATCAAAACTTTACTGGAATAAGCACTAATCCAACTGGAAATAAGGTTATTTCATTAGGTGTGAACTTTACAAATGGTCTTGCGTCTGCTGAGATAAATAAAAAGTCGGGTGAAATAATTTACTTAGATAATCGACCACTAGTTACTAGGAATCCTAGACAAAAAGAAGACATTAAAATCATCTTGGAATTTTAAAAAATGCCACAAAAAACGAATTTAAATATAAGTCCTTATTATGATGATTTTAATAAGGAAGATAAATTTTACAAAGTCCTATTTAAACCAGGATTCCCTGTTCAAGCAAGAGAATTAACACAGTCTCAATCAATTCTTCAGAATCAAATTGAGTCATTTGGTAGTCACATCTTTAAAGATGGGTCTATGGTGATACCTGGTAATATAAATTTTGATCAACAATATCATTCAATTAGAATATTAGATAGTCATTTAGGTATTCCAGTAACATTATACCTAGAGCAATTAATAGGATTAAGATTAAAAGGTCAAACTTCTGGTATTGTTTTAACGATTGATAGTTTTGAATTAGCTGGGACAAACACACAGATAGATGATTTAACAATATATGTTAAATATTTGGAATCAGGGGATAATAACGAAATATCAAATTTAAATGATGGGGAGCAATTAATAGTTCAAGAATCATTTATCTACGGAAATACTGCGATTAATGAAGGTGAAACCGTTCTTACATTAGTCGATACTAATGCTTCTGCAGTTGGATCTGCAGTTGGTATATCTTCTGGAACATACTTTATTAGAGGAAATTTTGTAGATGTATCTACAGATAAAATTGTTTTAGATCCATATTCAAACACACCATCATATAGGGTTGGTTTAAATATTGATGAGCAATTAATTACTGCTAAAAATGATGACTCTTTATATGATAATGCAAGAGGATTTTCAAACTTTGCTGCACCAGGTGCCGATAGATTAAAAATAACCACAACTTTAGGAAAGAAAAGTCTAACTGATTTTAACGATACAAACTTTATTGAATTGTTGAGATTGGATGAAGGTGAAATCAAAAAAATTGTTAAAAAATCAGATTATTCTTTAATTAGAGATTATTTTGCTGAAAGAACATTTGATGAATCTGGAAACTATTCTGTTGATGAATTTAATGTTCAGCTATTTAATTCATTAAATGATGGTATATCAAACGAAGGTATTTTTAGATCAAATGAAGTAACTGACCAACAAAATACACCATCTGATGATTTAATGTGTGTAAAAGTATCACCTGGAAAGGCATATGTAAAAGGTTATGATATTAATTTAGGTGGAACATCAATCATAGATGTAGAAAAACCGAGAGACAAGCAAATAGTAGGATCATCATTAGTTCCATATCAAATGGGAACTATTTTAAGAGTAAATAATGTTTTTGGAGTTCCTTCACCAAATATTAACGAAGATACTTATTGTTTAGAATTTTATAATCAAAGAACAGGTTCAAATACTGCTGGAACAGGAGAATTAGTAGGAAAGGCAAGAGTTTATTCCTTTACAGTATCTGATGCTTCTTATGTTAATGATGCTAGTGAATGGGATTTACATCTATTCGATATGCAAACATTCACTCGTTTAGAACTTAATCAAGCTGTAAGTAATGCTGAACTTCCTAATACTTCTTTTGTAAGAGGGGTAAGTAGTGGTGCAACTGGATATGCAATAGCAGCAGGTGGTGCTAGTGCAGTTGTTAAATTGACTCAAGTTACTGGTATATTTGTAGCTGGTGAACAAATCATTATTAATGAGGATACAGAAATATCAAGATCAATCAAAACTGTTAGAACTTTTGGTATACAAGATATTAAATCGGTTTATCAAGATACTTCTTCTGTATCTGGATATGCTGCTGATTTTGTTGCTGATACAGTATTACAAAGCAGAGTACCAACTGGTTTTAGTATTACTGACAATTTAAATATAAATGCTGCTGGTATTGCCACATGTGCAGGTAGAAGTTTTACAGGTATAAAAACAGATACTATTGTTAGATACCAGTTAACAGGTGAAACAACAGAAAGGTTTAATAGAGTTATAGATGTTGATACTACTGGATTATTCATTGAATTAGCTGCTGTTACTAGTATTACTGGTGTGTGTAATGGTGCATTACCTACTGGTGAATCTGTATCACCTACATTCAGTTTCGGAGTTACTAATATAAATCTAAACGAAAATAAAGGTCTATATGCAGAATTAGGAAATAGAAATGTATCTGATATTGATTTATCAACTGCTAATTTAACAGTGGGTAAAAATATAACAGGAGAGACCACAGATGGATCTGGTGTTTTAACATTTGATCTTGCTGCTAGTGGTATTTCAAGTGCATTTTATGAAGGTTTCGATGCTGAAAGATATTCAGTTCACTATTCAAATGGATCAATCGAACAATTAACATCAGATCAATTTGTTTTAGGTGCAAGTGGACAGTCTGTTACTATAAATGGATTAACAGCTAGCCAATCAAACGTTGTTGTAAGCACAACTCTTAAAAAACAAGCATTAAAGAGTAAGCAAAAAAATTATATTAGAAGTGAAAAAATAGAAATTCTTAAAACTGCTGTAGGAATAAACACAACTCTTACAGGAATGGATCAAGCTACTGGTTATGGTTTAAGAGTAGAGGATAGAGAAATATCATTAAATGTTCCTGATGTGGCAAAAGTTATTGGAGTTTTTGAGTCAATTGACACTAATTCACCAACACTTGATAGATTAACATTCCCTAGTGGTTTAAGTTTAGATACAGCAGCAATAGTAGGTGAAAGAATACTTGGTGATAGTAGTGATGCAGTGGCACAAATAACTGCATTAATATCTGCAACACAAGTTGAAATAGCATACTTGACACCATCTAAATTTACAATCGGTGAGGTTTGTAACTTTGATGAATCAAATATATCTACAACACTACAACTTATAACTGTTGGAAATAATTTAAATATTACAAATAGATTTGAACTTGATAAGGGTCAAAGAGAACAATTCTATGATTATTCTCGACTTGTTAGAAGAGTTAATTTTCCACCTCCAACTAGAAAAGTTTTAGTTATATTTGACAAATATATTTTACCAACTAATGATACTGGAGATTTTTATACAGTTGCATCATATGATGAAGAAAGATTCTCTCATGATGTACCATTACTGAAAAATGGATTAAGAGCAACCGATACTATTGATTTTAGACCAAGAGTTGCAACTTTCACTGGTGCAGAATCCCCATTTGCTTTTAAGAATAGAACTTTTTCATCTACTTTCAATCCATCATTTATTGTAACTCCAAATGAGAGTTCAATTATCGGATATAATTTCTACTTACCACGAAATGATAGGGTCGTTTTAGATATTTTAGGAAATCTATCAGTAATTAAAGGAACATCATCAACTGATCCAACAACTCCTGTAGTATCTGAAAATGCAATGGAAGTTGCAACCATTCAATTACCTGCATATCTTTATAATCCTGATGATGCAATCATAAGAGTTTCTGATAATGTCAGATATACTATGAAAGATATTGGTAGACTTGAAGATAGAATAGATGTTTTAGAAGAAGTTACTTCGTTGAGTTTACTAGAACTTGATACAAAAACTCTACAAGTTCAAGACGCTGATGGTTTATCAAGATTTAAAACGGGTTTCTTTGTTGATGATTTTAAAAATATAGATCTTTTAGACACTAATGATCCAGATTGTAAAATTACTGTTAACTCTGACAATAGAGAATTAGAGGTTCCTCAAGATTTCTGGTCTATGAAACCAGAATTAGCACTTGATTTAACAACTAATGTTGATACTGCTGATTTTTCACAAGATCTTCAATTATTAGATACTAATGTTAAGAAAACTGGAGATTTAATAACTCTAAATTATGAAGAAGTTGATTGGATAAATCAACCATT